CCATCTGAGCCTCAGACAGCTTTCTCCGGTGCTCCTCAGAACGAACATGGCCCTTCGCGTTCTGGTTCCCCTTCAAGGAGGCAGACATTTTGGCTCTCGTTTCCTCGGATGGGATGAACTTACCCCCACGGCCCTCGGATAGCGCAGCGTGGACCTTGGCCTTGATCTTCTCTATCGTCTCGGGGCTGTGTTTACGGCCCGTGCGCGGGTCGGAGGTTTTCCACTGCTCAAGGGTAGCTTCGCGAAGCATTTGCTTTTGATCGTCAGTCAAACGCTTGCCAAAGCTTGGATGTTTTTCTGAAGGAACTCCGCGCCACGGCGCGCCAGATCTGTACCCGTGATTGTAGCAGTGCTCTTTTCCAACATGCTGCGACAGCCACCGGTCCTCCGCAGCCTGAAGTTCCGTCACGTCCACGACGTGCTCAATCACTTTAAACTCAAACGACGCTTCTCCATACTTGTTCCACGCCGCTTGAAGATGAGCGCAATGATGAGTGCCTGCTCGCAGTTTAGTGCGATGTGTTTTCCAGCGAACATACCGCTGAACAGTACTACCAACGTAGAATTTTCCGTTCAGCGTGTTTTTGATCCAGTAGATAACAGGTTCTTTCATCGATACACCTCCAGCTTTCGATACAAGTATAGTTCTAAAAAACTAGACGTCAAGACAAAAGAAAACCCCCGCCGAAGCGGGGGTTTACCGGACCTAAGTCCTTGTTTTATCAGGCAGCGCCAGAAGTTCCGAACACGCAACGCGGGTCAGAAAATCCGAAGCTGTAGCGTTCACGCGCTTTAAAGCGCATGTTGCCTGTGTCAAAATCGGCCTCCATGTTCGTCGAGAGCGGGGTGCGCTCGAAGTGGATGAAGCCGCGGGGAGCATCCGTCTTAATGAAGAACGCGTCCGGATCGGTGAGGAAGTCGTTGACGACGTACCCTTCCGGGAGCATGCCCATCGAACGGATGGCGTTGATGTCATTGTCGGCGGTCCCAACGCGGAGGTTCGAAACCATCAGACGCTCGGCAACGAACTGGAGCTGCCGGGGGATGATGAGCTTCATGCCGCGAAGGGCGACCTTGAGACCACGCTCGTCCACGAAACCAGCGATGCTGATGAGCGCGTCCTCGAGCGAGGTCTCGTTCAGGTCAGCATCAACGGTCGGCTTGTTCGCGAACGAACCGCCGCTGGTCAGCGGGTGATCGGTGGCGCAGAGCGCCTTGCCGTCGCCACCAGCCGAAGCACCGCCCGTGAAGGCGTTGTTCAGGATGGCAGCAGCTTTCACCTGCTTGGTGTGGGCCATCGAGCGAGCGAGAGCGCGCGTGTAGCGACTGCCAAGGCGGTCGTACAGGTTGTCCTCAATGGCTTCCTCGGTGATCGAGAAGGCCAGCGCGATGGTCTCGTGGTTGTAACGCGCGGTGTACGCTTCCTGCGCGTCGTCGTAGTTGATCGCGGAACCTTCCTGCTTCAGGGGTGCGGTACCGAACCCGGCGAGCATAACCTCTTCCTCGAATGCACGATCCGAGGATTCGGTGGTGTAGATTTCCGCATGCTGGTTCTCGTACCGAGCGTACTCCATGCCGAAGAGGGCATTGAGGCCGGGTTCCAGCTCTTTCGCAAGTTGTGCGCGAGAGATAGCCATTGTTCCGCCTCCTTAGACGCCAGTCGTCGAAACAGTGCCACCAGCAATCGACCCGTTGGGCGAGTTGTAGTGGTTGTTCAGACGAACGATGACGGGGATACCAGCCACGGAGAAGTCCGAGTTCTCGGGATCCTCTTGGATACCCATGATACGGAGGTTCAGCGTGTTGGTGTCGGCAATCGTCTGCACGTCAAGCGTGGCGGACGAGATGCCAGTGATCGTCGAGCCAGACTGGGCACCGGCGAAGTTCGCGTTGGCGAACACCGCAGCACGCAGTTCGGCTTCAGTGTCCCACGACGTATTGACGTTCGACGTGGCGATCACAAAGGTCTGGAGCGGGTTGTCGTAGACGAACGCGCGGACCGGATAGAGCGAGTTTGCGCCCGAGCCAGGCCAGTAGTTCGACCACGTCTTCTTGCCGGTCGTGGACGAGATGTACTCGCAGCCCCAGAACACGCCAAGGATACCAACAGTGCCGCCAGAAGCCGCGCCCACACGGTCAATGAAACCGGTGGAAAGCGGGATCACAGGAGCGCCCTGATAGATCGCGTTGGTGTTCGTCGAAGCGATGCGGTACTCGGTCGTCCCCGTGCTGTTCGGCGCCGAGCCGACAACACCCACGGGGCGCAGACCGAAGGCAACATTGACGTTTGCCATGGTACTACTCCTTCAGGTTGACACTAGGAGGCCCCACGGCCCCCAAACGAAACACGACTTCGCCGACTTTGACTGATCGGCATTGAAGGATGTTGCTCCTTCATCAGGTCCTCATCGACTGCAACCATCTGTTCGCGGGCCCGGGTCCCGTAATACGCGGCTCTTTCGTTGGCTGTCTCGATAGGAATACGGCACAGCATCAGACCACCATTTCCGATGATCCCCGTGTACTTCCCTTCATCGATCACCGGAGCATGAAACTCCGGATACTCGTCAGCCCGAACGGGTTCCCAACCTTCCCGCAGCCTTTGATAGGCGTTGGTCTTGTCTTCTTCCCCACGGACTGCGACCCGAATCCAGCGATGCACATAGCCCGGAGGGGGCTTCGGGGCATCAAGGCGGCTGGGCGGTGCCCAAGGTTTGCGGCGCGAAGTAGTTTCGCGAGTTTCGCTTGCGCGAGGCGTTCTGTCGGTCATGTCCCTTACTCCTTCACATACTTGGCGTATTCTTCGAGAGGAACGCCAAGTTTTTTCGCTATCGCGACTTGCGACGGAGTTAGCTTGACCGTCCTGCGCCCCGGCTTTGCCGTACTGCGGGATGCGGAAGCGCCTGCAGAGGCGACCTGAGGACTTCCACCCGTTTTGGCCGTCTGGAACTTCTGCGGAAACTCGCGCTGAAGTCGACGGTCGAGTTCATTGTAATACTCATCGGTGTTCGGGTCAAACCCTTCATCTTCGATGAGCTCGTGGTGAATCGCAAACGCCGCTGCGGTCAACAGGCGGTCGTTTCCGAACCACGAGTGCTTCTGTGCCCAACTCCGTGCCTTGGGGTCAGGCTCAACCTGCGGTGCTGCTTGCGGCGCGACAGGACGCTCTGTCGATGGTGCTTCTTGCACCACCCGCTGACGCTCTGCCTGAGCCTTGGCCACAACTAGCCGCTGCTCCTCAACCGCGAGCCGAGACATCTGCTTCTGAATATCGGCCATCGCGTCCGCATCGTTGGCATCCCAAGCGGCCTTGTACTTGCGCTTGAGAGCCTCCTCTTCAGTCTTGATGCGGTTGCCGTACTCCTGCAGATACCCGGTATCCAACGATTGAACACGGGTCTTCAACTGCTGGTTCTCTTGGATCAGCTGTTGTGTGAGCCGAACAGCCTCTTCCTTGTCGCGCTGCTCGCGCCGATAACGCTCCGTCAGCTTGTTGATGCGCTCCCGCACACCCTTGCTGTAGGACTCAAGTTCATCGGACCCCGCAGCCGGTTTCTCGGTTTCCGGCTCAGGAGCAGATCCCGTTTCGAGCTCGGTTTCCTGCTCGATGGTGTTTTCCTCGGACATAGGTCCCTCCTCAAACGTGCTTGATGTCGTCGGGCTCAAGCAGCGTTGCGATCACCTCATCATCGTTGATGATGCGAACCTCACCGCCATCAATCTTGAACCGCGAACCCGTGTACCGGCCAATGCAAATCCAGTCGCCTTGTCTGCACCAAGGCTCGGCATCAGGGCCGAACTTGTCCGGATCCTTGTACGCTTCTGGCCCCACGCGCAAAACGTAGGCCACAACCGTGGCGAGAGCTTCGCGCTCAACGACCTGATCGGGAAGAAACAAACCACCTTCGGTTTGTGACCTGCCCTTGTACGGCATGACCAGAATACGCCAGCCAGTAGGTTGAGGAAGTCTGTCAAGGAGGGCTTTGTCGAGAAGAGACGGGTCCAAGACGCGCTCTTCGGGCTTAACGTAAGCGGTCTCTACACTCGCCGCTTGACGTTCTTTTTCAACACTTTTGACAACGTGGTCAGGGAGATAAAGCCTCTTCACCATCTTGTGTCGTTCTCTCCAGCAGGGCTCTTAACTCTTCCCTGGCGAAGGAGACGCCCCGAATCTCCCCCACCACGAGTTTATACTGCTCCCAGTTTGACACGGATCCCGTGACAAGCGTAGTCGCGAGGTCCTCTTCGCGCTCACGGAGAACCTTGTACAGCTTTCTCGACAAGTCCACAACATCCATTAGAAGTATTCTCCGTAACTCTCTTGCAGGTTGGACGTAATCGGCCCACCTTTTACCCACGAGTCACATGTGTTCTTCGACATGCACACGAATTTCCACTTCTGGCAGTACCCCGTGTTGCCGGATTCGTCGCCAATACACTCCAGCATGTCGTCGCTCTGGTTGTACGCCGCGCAGCTTCCGCACACCTGATCCTGACGGAATGCCGCCCCCGGCTCAGGAGTCCTGTAGTTGGCATACTCAACCGCTTCTTCACGGTTCTCGTCGTTGACTTCAGGATCCTTGGTGGCAAGGGGGCACATCTCGCCCTCCTCATCCTCCTCGTACTTGTCGACTTCCATCTCCTCGTCGGGGAGAACCTTGATCTCAATGCGCATGCCCGCCTCTCCTAGAACCCAAGGGAAGATGCGATCTTCCCGATCACGGTCTTCTTGCCAACCATCGTCAGCGCCACCTCAAGCGTTTCTTGATTGCGGCGCAGCCAGCCCTTGCCAAACGTGTCAAAGGTCGACAGACCGCGGTAAAACTTCTCTCTAGCCGCGGCCATCGCTTCGATAATACGCTTGTCGTCCATTTTCTCAACTGCAGCAAGAGTTGCCGCGCCAATACCACCATCTGGTTCAACTCCAACGATACGTTGCAGGGCTTTTGCCGCACGTCCTGTGCCACTGTTGACGGCCCAATCAAAAACCGCCCAGTCCACACCACTGGGCAGGTCATCGCCTTTGACCTTGTCCCAGTACAACTTCTTGTACAACGGCGCTACGTCCTTGACAGTCAAGGCCTTCATTGCGTCCTTGCCCGCAGGCTTGCCAATCCACTCTTCCCAAACCTTGCGCGTGACACCAAGATTGGTCTCTCCGCCAGGATCCCTCGGGTGGTTGACGTAGCCACCTTCGTGCTTGAGGAGCATGGATAGACATTCGTCAAAGTTTTCCTTCACTTACGCCTCCTGAACAGACCAAGAAACCCTCGCATCATCTCTTGCGGCGAGGGCAGTACCCAGCCAACAACCAAAGCAACCCATACCCAGATGGGTATATCTTCGACGTTGTTGATCGTAACAGACTCCACCGAAGCGGCCTCTACCTGTTTGCTCTCGGTGATGATGTCCCTTCCCGCTTCCGTCCTTTGCTGATTGGCGACAACCTGCTGAGTGTTTTCCTTCCCAGCTTGGACATTGGCCGCAACATTCGGACCGCCACCTCCGAGCATGCCAAGAGGCAGCGCGCCGCAGCCCGCAATCAACAGGAAAAGGACGAGAAGACTACTCCTCATGCCCGTTCTCTCGGGTACGGACATAGGCGCTTGCGCCCATGAATGCGGCAACCACCGCTGCTTGCGCCGTGTAAAACATGGTCATCAAACCGTTGACGGCCTCAACACGCTCCGTACTGATGATCGGCAACAGCATCATGACCGTCAAAACGACCATGGACCCCATGGCAACCCACGCCATGTGTCGCTGTTGG